GTCACATTTTGAACATACAAAAGTATGATTTAAATCAACATTTGGAACTGTTTGTTGATAAGCATTACGCAGATATTTAGCATCAGAAGCAGGCATAGCTTCAACGGCTTTGGTAATAACATCTTTATCAGTAACCTGTTGAATACTGACAATCATCATTCTTAATTGTTCGATAAGTAAACTATCGTTACCTGCAGAAGATTTCTTTTTAACTTCTGAAATTCTTAGCAATTCTTTTTCATCATACCCGTTTAACGCTCTACAAACAACATTCCACTTGGTGCTTGGTAAGGTAAAAGCGAAAGTTCCATCTTCATTAAAAGAAGTTGATACTTCTACTCGATCTTCAACAGCTTTTTCTAATTTTTCATTTAAATCAAAAGAATTTTTAACTTTTTCGTAACACGAAGGACAAGTAACCTGTGTTAAATATTTATTGCCATATGCTGAAATTCTGGCTGCTACAAGAATTGCATTTCTATCTTCTGTGGTTAAAGTATCGGTGTTAATATTTTTATCAAAAACAAGTGCTTGTATTAATTTATCTAACACAACTCCTTTTTTAAGGAGATTTCTAGAAGAAAGTATATCTTCTTCTTTAGCTGTCATTTGCTTTATTTCTATACTATCTTTTTTATATAGTGGATGATGCGGTGGATACAAAAGCCCTTTAGATGGCAACAGAACAACTTCTGTTGGATTCATAAATTCCAACGGTGCCGATATACCCACTTGTTGTATCTGTGGTGTAGAATCCTGTCTAGGAAGATTGGTTCCTAGTCTTTCTTCATTATTTCTCATTGTAACCTACGCTTTCTTATTGTTATGTATCAAGTCCATCTTTTGAATCTACTGTTGCATAATCATAATTTATAGTAAATGCAACTTCTACAATTTCTTCACTCGCATAATCTAGTTTACCATAATCTATATTGGTTATAAAAGGATTAATTAGTGTCCATACTTCGGCTTCACGACCAGCGCCATCTATTTGAATTAACTGAAGGGAAAAACCAAATGGCAAAGAAGAAAATGTTTTAGTTATACCCGGATTTAATGTGTCTATGTTTTTAGCAACATTTGTAGGTTCAGTTGTTTCTCCACTAGCTTTAGCTGCTTGCTGTGTTCCGTTATTAGGTTGATAGCCACCGACTTTCATTATAAAGTTTTGTAAAACACTTGGTAAAGAAAGTTCTCCTTTGCGACTTCTAACAGAAGCCATTTTTACATTAATAGGTTTCCATTTTAAAATACCGGGATACTTATGAACACTGTTTAATAATATATGCTCAGTGACATTAATATCAAATGAAGGTTTATCACAGCTTTTTAAAGCAAATTGATTAGCGTTTAAACCTTCATCAGTGAAATTAATATACCATCTATATTGCCTTAATGGTTCAGGATTTAGTTCATTCCAAAAAGACATATAAAATTAACTTTTTTATTAACTCTTAAGTGTCTCTAGAAGCGCCAGTAGAAGCACCAGAACCATCTTGAGCGTTTTGTTTTAATTCTGCGCTATCATATCTAATTGTGCATTGGATATCAACTATTTCTTCGCTTGCATAATCAAGAGCACCGAATTGAACACTTGTAAAGAAAGGTTTTTTTAATATCCATTGTTCTATTTCTATACCAGCGGAATCTATTTGGTAAATTCTTATAGAATCACCTATGGCTTTATTAAAATTAGATTTGCTTATTGTTTTTTGATCTGTATACTGGGAAGGATACTGATATCCAGCTTTTAATAAAACGTTATATAAAACATCGTCTACAGATGGTTTAAGAGCAGCAGCGATAGTCATATTTATGCTTTCCCACTCAAGACGACCGGGATAATAATAAAAATGGTTAAGATATTTATGAGTTATTTCATTAACTTTAGCTTTTGGTTTATCAACTTTTTTAAGAGCATATCTGACACCATCTAAAGTTGGACTGTCAATTGCTGCTGCTGTTGTTCCGCCAAATACCATATACCATCTAAATTGTCTTAAAGGTTCACCTGCAGAATTCCAAAATGCCATTTTATTTTCTCCTAAATTCCTTTATAATATATAGTATTTAATTTAAATTAATCTTCAAAGCTTGCACCAGTAGGAGCAATTACGAAATCTATTGCTATATATTCAATTGCGCGTGCTGGTTTTAATAATACTTTAGCATATACAACGTTTCTATCGATTAGATCTGGTGTAGTAGTAGTTTCATCCAATACTAGTCTGTAATCAGTTAAACCAAATCCTGCCTTAACACCGGCCAAGAAAGGCTCTGCTTGATTCAAGAAACGATTCCAAGTAACTTGTGTGTTTTGATCGAAAAGAACAGTAGCAGCAAAACGGCTAATTTCTTTTTTAACATAAATCATCAAACGACGTACATTAATACGATCAAGAGCACTTGGTGTTACTTGCAAAGTCTTTTGACCAAATATTACTATACCTTCTGCTGGGAATGTCGCAATAGGATTAATATTTGCATCATACAAAGAGTCACGGTCTTTGGAGGTTAGTCTAAGAGCGGTCTGTAACACAGGGATACCAGCGGCTCCATTTGATAAACCGCCACGATTAAAGCCTGCTGGTGCAAACCATAATTCAGTAGAACGTTGAGCGCTTGAGAATGTACCCAAGGCTGCAATAGAAGGTGGTAACCAAACTTTATTACCAGTAGCAGTATCTTGTGCTAATACCCAAGGGAAGAAGGCACAACCATAGCTGCTATTAATAGATCTATCTTTTAAGTTACTTACAACAGTGCTAACCAATGGTTTACTACGAGGAAGTTCTGGATCATAATCTCCCTCTAAATCAATAATAGCTAATGCATCACCACGGGCTTCACACTTTTCTACTATCAAAGAAGTTAGATTTTTATTTTCAATACCGGGAGCAGTAAGCAAATTCATTTCTACTACTTCTGGATCGGCAACGCTTTCTACTGCAACTTTAACGCTGTTATATGCATAGTTATTTGTTTCAGTTGCAGATGTTGGTAGCTTACGCTTGCAGAATGGATCTTTTTCGGTAACATCAACACCATCCGAACCGCCAACTAATGGCAATACGAATTTATTAAATCTATTAAGTACGGCATCAGATAAGCTAAAGGATGAACTAGCTGCGGTCAATGAAGAACCAGAATATCTATTACCTTCTGCCCAAGCTGCATATTGATTACTAGAGCCTGTTAATTTTACATCGTCTAAGCTAAACATAAATGAATATTTAGAGGTTGCGGTAGCAGTTGTTGGGAAATCAACGTGTTTTTCTTTTAGTAAATCACGTACATCTTCATTAAATCTTCTTGTGGAACCTATATTAGTTTTTAATCCCCAATAGACATCAGATAATGAAGGAGAAAGGCTATCTTGGCTGGTTTCTAACAAAGGAATTTCTGGTAATACAAAACTTGCTGTATAAGGAGAGTTGCCAGTAACAGCTGTGGCAACGAAACCAAATGCTGCAACGTTAGAACCATTAGCACCGGCTCTAGGAGTAACATTATATTGTAATGGACCATAGAAACCAAATGGCAATAATGATTGATCCAATAAGCCAGTTTCTAAATCAGTATTTAATTCTACTCTAATAAATTTAGAAAGATTGTTATAGGTACCATATTCTACGAATGCTTTTTTGCTATAATCCCAAACAGAAAATTTATCACCAATACGTTTTGCAATATAATTTGGTGAGTTTGCATCAAGGCTCAATCCAGTAAATCTTTCTACATAAACTGGTGCATTATCGTTATCATCTAGTTTTCTAATAGCTAAAGTAAATGTACCATATTTATAAAATACGTTTGGTGATTCTTTAACATCTTCAATAACGACTTTTAGATTTTGTGAATTCCATTCACCTTCTGATAGAGCTTTAACTCTAAATAATTTTTGTACTGGGTATTCACCAGTTGAGTCAGCGGCAAATGATCCTGATAGGCCAACGTCTTGAGATACTACCCAACCACTTTCAGCAGTGGTAGCACCTTGTTTATGGTTAGCGAACTCAACGCTTCCAGTAACTAATTTAACTATAATACCAGCTACATTACTGCCTGCATAATTATTTAAATTTTCTTTTACCCAAGTAAGATAGGTATCACCTAAGAAATATCTTTCTCTTTCTGTAGCTAGACTGCTATTTGTAGCAACAGGATTAGTGTTTAATACACTGCGAATATATCTTTTTTGATTTTCAACAAAGTTTACACTTGCAGTTTCATTTTGCGAAGGATGTACTCTAAATTGTAAATTATCGCCGTCTGCTCTAATCCAATTACCAATAACGTTAGTTAATTCACTAGTTCCGCTTAAAGGCAAACCGGATAGTCCAACGGTATCTTCAGAATAAATTACTGCTGCCAAAGCTGCACTAGCAGTGCCGTTTGTTACATAAATATTATTAGAACTTTGGGTAATGTCCATTACAAACAAACCATAAGCATCACCGTAATCCCAACCAGCTTTTCCATCTGTATCTGCATTATCGTTTTGGAAACCCCCTAAACGTATAAATGTAACAGGATTAGAGTTTCTTAAATATGCTTGTGCGGCATAAGCGCCATAAGTAACACCCAAGCGATTACCTTCACGCCATACATCACCAACTTGAGTACCAGCTACTGGTTCGCCAAATACTTCTACGAAGTCTGAATAGCTTTGTATTTGTACTGGACGCATTATAGGTCCACGTAGAGAACGACCAATGATTACCGGTCCCATAGCTGCTGGAAGCACTGGTAATTGTGAATTATCTATTTCATTAACAAAAACACCGGGGGATACAAATCTAAACTTGGACACTGACATTCTCTAATTCTCCTTTGGGAGTCTACAAATATTTGTAGTCTAAATACTTAATATAAATAGTAGTTCTTTTTTTGAAAATACTATAATTATTATTTTTATTTGGTGTTAAAAACGCTTTCGCGTGCTCTAATACATTTGGCGCTAATTTCAAACAAATTATCTACTTGACCAAACAATAATTTTTCATCAATAGTGTTTATTATTTCATATAATTCTTCACCATATAAGACAAAATCGCCTATTCTTACAAATAAGTCTTGATCTTCTGTTAATCTGCGGTTATGAAAGTGAATTGTTAAAGAATTAATACGATCAACACCAAAAATATCAGTTGTAACTTTTGTTTTTTCCCAATCAATAAGAGCTTGAACTTTAATTGGACTTAAGAATGTTTTTTGTATTGCTTCTCCATAAAGATTGTATTCGGTGTACTCTCTACTTATAGGATAATAAACAATTGTTTGACCTATGACTCGCTCTATTAATTCGTCATTAATCTGTTTTACAAGATCTCTTTCTTTTTGTCCAAGGAAGAGTGGCGGTGGAGGAGCATCTGGTTGAACAGAAATGTTTTCTTCTTCTGGTGTTTTTGTTTTTTTATTTCTTGCCATTTATTTATCCAACATAAATAATATTAGGATTAAATGCTTGTGTTTTAGAAGCATCATCCATCATTTTTGCACCATCTTCACCAATTTTTACATAAGTCATTTCTGCTAATTGAGTTTTTAATTCTTCACGTAATTCTTTTTGTTCTTCTTTTCCTTCACTTATTAATTTATCGCCATTTAATGTAACATTTTCACCGGGAATAGGTATAGTTGCAAACTTACTTCTAACTTGTCCTAACATTTCTTTGCAAAGAGCTAAAGAAAAACGACGAATCCATTGTTTACCAATACTGTTAATTTTATCATATGGAATATTTTGAAATGGTAAAGTATTCATATTGTTTACACCATAAACACCGCTGTCTATCGTGCTGCCATCTGAATTCTTATTATTTTCGCTCCAAGCATCTGAAGAAATGGTAAAATCAAACCAAAATGATGAAGGCGAGGACGCATTGGGAACGGGAAATATTCTTACTTTATTGTTTCTTACTTGATATGACCAATCGCTAACGCGAGTTTTTATTGCATCTTCATAAGCCATAGCTTGTAGTTTGTTTTGCCATGCCGGAATGATTTCAAATGTGCTATCGTCGGCATATTGACCATATGTAGATAAATTACCAACTACATTAAGACCACCAAAATAACCATAAAAATTCCAAGAAGCGCCAATTGTTTTATAATAAATTTTATGTATGTTGATTCTTTTACCTTTTAAATCCCAACCATTTGATGCGGCTGATGCAGAAACGACTGATTGCAAATCATAATCTTGAACGTCTGGTCGTGAGGCAAAAGATGCAGAATATATTGGCTCATTACTGTTTAATGAAGCTACGGTATTAACACCCATAGCGATATTTTTTGCATATGTAAATTGCATTTTTGGAAATGCTAAATTTGCATTTAAAACATCATCTTTGTTACTACCAGTTAATTGTCCATCACTATTAAAAGATCCAGTGCTTTGTCCTAAAGCAAAAGGTAGAGCATTTTTTGATTGATGTAAATTAACTAAATAGGAATATTCTAAACAAGCTTCTTCATAAGCTGTATGAACTTGATTTTCTACTAATTCTATATCTATAACATCACCACCAAGTTTTTTATATACAAAAGCTACCTGTTCGGCAGAACCAGTTTTATATGAATTTATTTGTTCATTATTCCAGTAGTTTTGTGAAATATAAATCGAAAAAGGCAAATTACCAGAAACAACATTTGTTGTGTTACCTGTAACTGGTAATATAACTTTACTCATTTTTGAAGCAGGAGAAAACGTTGGTAGAGCCATTAAATTTATTCCTCACGAATATAATAAGTAGTTTTATTTATTAGCTTTTTACAAATAAAAAACCCCTGCAACTACAGGTTGCAGGGGCAAAGAATTACTTCTTTAATTATTTATTAACCAAGTAAGTCTTGACAAATTACGAGGCCATACATGTCTGGGCGAACCATTGCCTTACCATAACGGGTCAAAACAGCCTTACGTGGTGTAAAGGTATCTGGATCGAAGATGGTTGGCGTGGATTGTAGTGGTACATATGGTGCATATACATAACCGCTTTCAAGGAAGCTTCCGCCCTTACGACCAACTAGAATTACGTTACGTAGGAAGTATGGGTGAACAATAACGTCAAATTTCTTGTTTAAATCGCCTACTTTAACAGCGCCTACCGAGCCTTTTTCGGCATCATTGGTTACAGAAGCACGGAAACCGCTGGTGAATTCAAGAATGTTTGCAACTTCTGGAGATACTACGAGGAAGTTTGCACCACCGCGTAATGTCTTACGATGAATGTTAGCAGATACATCGTTGATTGTTTCAACAAGTGTTTCGTACCACATGCTAACGTTACCAGTGAAATCTGGGGGGGCGGTATAAGCACCGGCACCGACATCCACACCGGTATCACGGTTTACGAACTTACCGGGACGACGGCTCCAGTACTTAAGACCAGCAGTTTGACCCTTGACAAGATCGTTTAGAATTTCTTGATCAATTTCAAGACCGATTTGCTCAGACAACATGGAAGTTAATTCAACTTCTGCATCCAAGTTGTGATAAGCATTTAAGTCTTGACCTAGTTCTGGGGTCCATTGGGCTTTAAGTTTACGGGTACGAGCAGTGATAGAGAATGAATCAACTTTCAATTCAATTTCTGGAATATTTGCTGTACCTTCAAAGGTCCAAGGAGTTGCACCTTTGATCGCACCAAGCGCATTAGTTCCTACAGTTTCAAGATTATCTTTGATTGGGTAAGAAATAGCTACCATCTTACCAAGACCTTGTGTTAACGCCACAGCGCCACTGCTGGAACCAACGATAACCAACTTTAATGTACTAGCTGCTTTATCTATAGAAGTTAAACGACGAACAACTGTAAATGTTTGTGATAATAATGTAGAACCAGTTACATCGCCAACGCCGTTAGAAGTATTTAATACAGAAGAAGATACTTGTGCTAATGAAACTGCAAATACATCCTGTTCTGCCAATAAAGTTGGATATGTTAAGGCAGAGAATGGAATGGATAATACAGAAGCGTGGGTATAAGCAGAACCTGAAACTAAATCTGGATCATAGCGAATTAATTTAGCCTGTGCTTCGGTTGGAGTAGCAAGAGCGAAGGCTGCCTCCGTAACTGTTACGTTTGCAGAAGAACCAGTGAACACGTTAAAGTAACGTGAAGTGTTATAGCCGTTTGCTAAGTTATAAAAACCTTTTTCTGCTTGTGCGCCATCAACGCGAACACCACCAGTGATTTCTACACCCAAGCGATCACCAAAGAAGCTTTCATCTTGTGAAAATACGCGATCACCGTTTGTACCATCAAAGTTACCTACGTTGGTGCCACGCTTGAAATCCATGAAGAATACAAGACCGGATGGTAAGCTCATTGGTTGTACAGATACGAGATCGTTAGCAATTAAGCCAGCGAATACGCGGCGTACTATTGGGAAAGCTACAGCAGCGAAACCTTGAACATCACCTCCTGCCATTGTGGTTGCTTCGCGGAGTAATTCTTTTGCTTGGTTTTCAAGCAATACTGCCATTGTTGACTTTTCACGTTCAGTCTTTAGACCTTCCAAAAGACCAGACTTTTCCCATTTACCTACTACTGCTTTTGTTTCAGTTAACATATTGCGTTCTACAACGCCTTCTGTTAATCTTTCTAATACGTTACTCATTTTATATCTCCTTAAGATAGTTATTTTTTAATACCCGCTAGGGCTTTCATTCTTTCTGCCATAATATCGCTGATACTATTGGCAGCAGTTTTCTTTACTACAAATGGCGACTGTGCTCTATTTAACGTTTCGCGTAGAGCTTGTGGTGCTTCTTTAGGAATTGAAGCTGTCTCTACAGCATTTTGAAGCGTTTCATAAATTGTTTTCGCCGCTAATACACTATCTGCTTTGGAAATTGATTCGACAATTTGATTTTTTTGTCGCTCATTCAAGGAGATATTTCCTAGAGCTTTATTTGTGTATAATAGTTTTGCGTTAGAAATATTAATTTTTTGTACTTCTTCTTTTAATCCTTCTAACAAAGACATCATTTTATTATTTAAATCTTTAACCTGCTTGTTTTCTTTTACAAGATCGGCCATTCTCTCCATTTCTTCTTCGCGCTTTTTAGTTTCTTCATCATCGCGGGCAGCAGCACGTTCAACATCTACCAATCTTTGTCTTTCAACAGTTGTAGAACCCATGT